GCCCGTAGTTCAGAATCGGTCGCCATGGCCAAACCGGCAATGACATTGACACTCTCTTCACTACCATCTGCAAACGTGGCCAACAGCTCCGACAGGCCTTCGATGTCTTCGCTTCGCGCCGTCAGGCTTTCCAGGTTAGTGCGATAGTCTGCCCAGTACTGCGCCTGGGTTGCCAGCGCATAATTGATTTCTCCGGCTGACTTGGCAACAACTTCGGCCGCTTCATCCCACAGCTTGTACTGCCCGGATATGCTTTCCATGGCAGCATCGTAAGCTTCCTGATAGGCTGTGGCCAGTTCTTTCATCCTGGCCCGGACATCGTTGATGACCTCGGCCAGGTTCTCCCCAGTTGCAATTCCTTCTTCCTGGGACTTCTGATAGGCATTGAATGCTTCTTCAAGCTCGGCTATTGCAGCGCTGTTTTCCTCATAGAGCAGCGTAGTCTCTTCCAGCACGGAATTGTAGAGCTCCAGCTGTTCCTTGGCCACATTAAGGACTTTTGCCTCATCAAGAGTGCCGAACCATCCACTAACACCCGTGGGATCCCACTTGTACAAGTCAAGAGCTTCGTTGTAAGCCTTGAGCGCAAGGTCGTACTCTTCTTGAGCGAGCTGGGCATTTAGCTCCGCAGCTTCTTTCGCCGCTCTAAGAGATTCTTGCTGTCCTACACGATCGATGTACTCAGCCCACTGTGCTTCCAGCCTTGCCTGTTCGGCTTGTGCCTCAGCCATGGCCTTCAAGGACTCAATGTATCCTTTGGATGATTGGGTTACATCTTCATAGTTCAAAGCGAGCTCCGGCATTTGCCGGTTGAGCGCCTTAATCACACCCAGGATAGCCTGCTGATTTTCAGTAGCGCTGTCTGTCGTTGCCGTAAGCTCTTCGAGCTTCGCAATCAAGGCCAGAGTGCTCAGCTGCTCTTTCTCGATCTCTTCAGTAGCCTTCGCATGCGATTCGGTCATCTCGACATAGCTTTTGACGAGCGCTTCATGGGCAGCCTTATACTCGACAAGCTTCTGCTTGCTGAGTTCATACTCTGTAGTGAGCTCCTCGAGTTTCCACTTTAGAGACTGAGCTTCATACGAAGTTTCACCGTATGTCTCAACGGCTTTTTCATATTCCGCAGTGAGTTCCTGAATTCTCTGGTACTGCATCCTAGATGCAGCGGTGAGTGACCAGGATTCGTCTACATACTTATTGCTTGCTTCGTTCAGAGCAACAATTCCAGCGGTCAACCCGGCGATGGCCGCCGCCACACCCATGATTACCTTGACTCCAGGGATGGCGGTCGCGAACGCCGTGGACACTACTGTCGCCAGCTTTGTGATAGCCACATACCCCGTGAGTCCTCCAACGGCTATTCCAATCACACCGACAAAAGCAGTAACCGCCTTGATGAGTTCTGGGTTCTGTTCGAGATAGTCCGTAACCGTTTTTAGCACATCGGTCTGCAGCGCATAGAGCTTGCGCAGCTCGGGAGTGAATTGATCGCCTATGACGATTTTCAAGTTGTTATAGGCGTTCTGCATGAGCGTTAGCTGGCTTTCAGTTGTGCCATAACGTAGCTCAGCTTCGGTAACAAGAGCAGTATTCTCTTCCCAAGCTTTGTTTGCGGTCTCAATGGTACGGTTCAGCAGATCCCCGGAGTTAGCCAAGGATAGAATCATGCGCTGCATACGAATCTCGGTGATGCCGAGTTCCTGCAGAGCCACGTTAGCCGACTTTCCGTTGCGCTCCGTATCTGCCAAGCCAATGACGAATGCCTCGAGTGCTCGTACTGCGTCCTCTCCCCAGGCCTTCTTGAACTCCTCGCCGGTCATGCCAGCGATGGAGGCAAACTCTTCGAGCTGGTCCCCAGTCTCCACGGCGGTGTTCAACTGTTGGATCAGCCTGCTCATCGAAGAGGCACCGGCCTGCGTCTCTATACCTAGCGAGGTAACAGCAGCAGACAGTGCAACCATATCGGCCTCAGACATCCCGGCAAGAGAACCCGCAGCCGCAATCCCTTGCGCCATCTGAGTGATTTTTTGCTCCGTAGTAGCGAAGTTATTGCCCAGTTCTACGATGGTGCTGGCCAGGTTGGAATAGTAAGCCGAATCCATCTGAGTGATGTTGGCAAACTGCGCCAGCAATGTGGCGGCTTCCTCCGCTGTCATAGTAGTGGCCGTAGCCAACATGGCCATGGTGGTCGAGAAGTCTAAAAGGTTCTCTTTTGCAATGCCAAGTTGACCTGCTACTTCGGCAATCGCCGCAAACTCAGTGGTAGTAATGGGAATTTCCGTTGAAAGAAGCCTGATTTCCCTCGCCATCGCAGCGAGTTCTTCGCTGCTCATGTCCGTGGTCTTGGCCACCCCGGTCATGGCAGATTCAAACTCCACGGACGCCTGGACAGCGGAACCAAACCACTCGTAGATTTCCTTTAACGCTACAGTTATGCCCGCTGCTACCAGAGCCTGCCCTGCGGCCGCAAAAGCTTGGGAGGCTGTCGTGCCGAAGTTTGCAGCTTCGTCCGCAGCCTCCACTTGACTTTCTTTCAACTGCTCCATTTCACTGGTGAGCCGAGAGCTTTCCTCAGTCAGATTACCAACATCAATCCCAGCATCTCTGAGGCGAACACCCATGGCCTCCAACTTTTGAGTCTGGTTGTCCAGCGAAGCAGCCGTTTTGTCGATCTGTAACTGCTTGGCCAGGAGCTTGTTCTCCAAATTGGAGCTGAAAGTTCCAGTCTCCTGAATCTCTTTCTGGATGTTATCATACTGCTGTTGCAGCACTCCCAGCTTCTGGCGGGTTCTCTCGACTGCATCCTGCTGCTTCTGGTACGAGGAAATATCGGACTGGATCTTGCTGAGGGCCGCTATCTCATTCTGCATGGAAGTAATGGAGCTCTGCGCATTCTTGAAGGTGCTCGTATAACTACTGCCAAGCTGCGCATTGAGCTGGAATAGCATTTCATACTCTTTCCTACTTGCCATGGGGGCCCTCCTTTCATTTCGTCTATCGCTGTTTTAGAGTGTGGTTGCTATCCTTTATCCAGGAGACAAACTCCCATAGCGGTAAGGACAACCACCATGGTACCGGCGTGTTATTGGTCCTGGCCATTGCTAGGCACTGCTGCCGGAGCCACTGTCCGCCATCGCCGACTACAACTCCGATCGCAGTAAAAAAGACCGGGCAGCTGACCTGATCTTGTTGTAGTCCGCAATGCTCATTATCTCAAACGCATCGGCTCCGATGGGCTCAGTGCACGCTTTGGCGGCCATGCGAATCAGGTACTCTCCGGAAAAGGTTGGTACCACCAGGGCCTTGCCCATCGCTTGCATCTCGTTCTCGATTGCCAGGGCATCTCTGCCGGTTAGCTTGTCCCACTCAAACGTCAGGCTGGTGTAGGTCTCCCCGTTGTACTCGAACGGCTTCTTAAAAACGTGCGTGTAAGACGACCCGCTGCTTTCAGCCTGCTGTTTGGCAACATCAAACTCGTCTTGATCAACGTGAAAAACGTCCTTCTTGTCAGCGTTCATGATTATCTCCTTTCTTGATAAACCAAAAAAGCCCAAGGAGACTCTAGTCCCCCTGGGCCGTTAGTAGTGTTACTTTCCTAGCGAGGCCTTAACCTCTCTGAGGTAATCCTTCCCGTTAACCATGAAGATGAAGTTGAGCGGATCGATCTCCCGAACTTTCCGACCGTCAATAAAGGTTGCCCAATACCTGACGGCGTACTCGCCGGAAGCATCTTGTTGCGATGCTGGAGCTATAGAACCACCTGTTTCTTTCTTTGGCACAACAACGAATAGGTGCTTCACGGCCTGGACCCTTACCTGCCCGGCCACGGTGTCCTCCACCTGCTGGGCCACACGCAGGTCGATCTGGTGCCGACGCGGTTCGCTCAGCCTAATGGCTTGCTCCGTGGTGGTCCTGAAGTTCAGGGTGAGGGTCATTTCCTCAAAATGACCAAGGATGACAGCCTCGATGTTGCCGGCAATCCCCGCTCCCGAAATGGTCTGCGTCAGTGTCGTAAGATCGGGCAACTGCGCCTCGGCCATGCCGACATACTCCATAGAATCCTCGTACACCGCAAAGTTGATGATACTTTGGTCGAACTTAGGCATGCCTTAACCCTCCTTCTCTAACCCTGGAGAGCAGACGTCAAGTATTCAACGTCATACTCCAGGAGGAAATCAATCTCTTGGGCGGGACTTGGCGGCGTGATGTAGATGTGAATCCTGATGATACCGGCCATGAGATCGGTCAACGGATTCTCGCTCTCCCGGAATTCAGCACGTGCGCCCAGCACGTACTCATTACCCACGAGGCCGTTCAGCCAGATGTTGCAGGTATCAATCACTGTGTCGATCAGACGCCTGTTCATCGGTTTATCCAGCTTGCCCCAGAATGTTTTGATCAAAGTCTTGCCGACCCAGCCGAACATCCTGGATATGGGCATCATGAAATCCTTCACGTCACTATTGGCCGGATAGCAAGCATTGTAGTTGCCCCAGGCCACCAATCCACCCATGAAGTTCAGTCCGGTTACAACACCAGCGGCGTTCAAAATATTGGCCTGGGCATGGGTCAGATCAACCTCTTCCCCGCTATCCAGCACCATCGAATCGGCTTGCAGCCGCTTGTTGGAAGGGCTCTCGTAGGGGCAGCCAGCGTTGCCAGTGTCCACCGAGGCCATCAAGCCTGCCAGTTGAGTGGACATGTGGAACACACGGTCACCCAGCTTCAGCATGGGCCAGCAAGCGATCTGATTTACGTCCGTGATGTTCTTGGCGTTCTTTACAGAGTTTACTTCGCTGTAATCTGTGGCCCCGTCCCCTTCCTTGGTGCTGAGGTCGATCAGCGCCTTGGCCTTGAACATGCCATTGATACCAGCGGCTTTCCCCGCCATGACCGCGGCCACGGTGGTATCGTGGGAATAGCCCGGCGCGCAAATCAGGTCAGGGACAACGCCCAAGCCACCCAAGCAGCGCTCGATAGCTTCCATGCCCAAAGCCACCGTGCCCGTAGTTACCAGGTCGGGCTTAACCTTATGGTAGGCGATGTTTAAACTCTTTGCGTCATACGCACTTCCGTCAGCCAATACTTCCACGTAGCACTTGTCACCGCTGTAGTAGACTGCATAGTCCACATCTTTCTCATAGGCAGACCCAGACCCACCGGCAGCTTTGACGACCAAAGTAGTGTCGTTAATCGCCTCCATCGGGAGCTCTACTTTACGGTCTACCACATCCATGTCAACGGCCGCAACGACTTCTTTCATGGCGGTGGCGGTGGGGTCAAGCAAGTTGACAAAGATTACGGGCTGGCTTCCGTACAGCTTGAAATGGGAGAACATGAACTCACACAGGTTATAGTCCTTCCAGTTCTCCGAGTATCCCAGCTTCGCCTCAGCTTCCTCAAAACTCGTGCACAGCACGGGGGCCCCGATCTTCGCCGGATTTGCAGCGCTTTGAATGGGCGCGGCGCCGATGACAAAGGGTATGCCGGACTCTGCTACAGCGGGAACACCCACGCTGGTGGCCTTCTCATATACATACACTCCATGTTGAGCCACTTGTCATTCCTCCTTCAATTGGACTTGCCGGACGCCAGATTCTTGTAGTACACATTAAGCACGTTTCCGGCAGTATTTACCTTGATACGATCCTCAGCGAATGTCTTATCGGGGGAAATGAGCTTTGCAATCAAAGGGTATCGCTCAATAGCATAGGCGAGGCGCCTCTCCACTTCCGGCTTCGTTCCCGGGAAGATGGTATTCGACTGAATCACACCCCTTATGCTAGGTCCGATATAAACACAAAACCTGCCAGGATCGTCAGCAGGTTTTTTCTCCGGCTCTTCA